GTAGAGGAACGCATAGATGAACGTCTTCGCTTGGTCTCTCGTATCTAGTCCCGCCGCCTTCTGGTTGACGGTATGGATGTCGTCTTGGATGAGGTTCTTTGCGTATGCTCCCCTGTCGTAGATGGCTAGGTAGTGAGCGAGGCAACGCAGTTCCAGACCGCTTGCGTCAACACCGACTAGGTCGTACCCGTCTCCCGCTTTGAACAACTCCCTACAGGTCTTGCCGTGGGTCGCTCGTACCGCCGGAACTTGAGCTAGGTTAGGTAGGCTATGCGTACACCGTCCCGTCACCGCTCCGTTCGTGTTGACCTTGCCGTGGATGCGTCCGTTCTTAACGACTCTCATCCAACCGTTCTCACCTTCCGCTACCTGTCCCAATCGTTTCGACACGGTCAGGTATTCCAACAGGAGTTTAGCGGCGGGATGGTTGATCTTCTTTAGTACCGACTCATCGATCTTTATACGACCGTCGGGTGTTCGCTCCGTGGGTTCCCATCCTAAGTCCACTAGACGCGCCGCTATCTGATCACGGCTACCGGGGTTGAACGGTATGGCTTTAGTCTTGTTGTCGAGCTTGACTGATTGGTTGACTAACACTTGCTTCATGTCCATGTCCTTGAGCATCTCCTTGAGCTTGCCCTTGGTCTCCGCTTCTATCGTCACGTCGCCGTCAAGCGTCAACGACCAACCCTTCGGCGTCCTCATCTCCTCGACACGCGGTGGGAACATAACCTGTAGCTTGTCCTTTACTTCCGCTCGTAGCTGAGTCAGGTGACTGATGAACGCCATCGCTCTAGCTTCATCGAAACAAAAGCCTCGTAGTTCCTGCTTACGTATGACGTGGGCGAAGCCGTGTTCAATCGACAACATACGAACGTCGGGTTCCAGCTTCTTCAAGTATTGAGCCAACGTGTAGGTAACGAGTACGTCGCGTTCGCAATACTTCTTCATGTCCTCGTCGTACCGTTCGAAGTTACCTTCGTAGGCTATCTTGCTTATACCGCCCATCCGATGACCCCATGCGTTGAGGCTGTGAGAACCCCACATCTCTTTAGGGAAGTCCTTTCGTTGCATGTCCATACCCCGTAGATCGCTGTGCATAACGCGACTCGTTATAGCTGTGTCAAGGATGCGTGGTTTCGGTGAGTAGTTGTACAGCTTCTTCAACGCCGGTAGGTCGAACCCCACGACGTTGTGTCCGCACAGATAACCCGCTTCGTCCATGCATCGCAGTCCCTCCGGTATTCCTTTGCCGTCGAAGGTGACCATGCGTTTCTGTTGTGGGTTATAGACGCTCAGACAGTGTACTTGTTTCAAGTCGCTGAGTGTCGTGAAGTCTTCGATACCGTTCGTTTCGATGTCGAAGTATAGTGTTACGTTATTCATTGTTCCTCGTTTTTATTTAGTGTCTATAGATATGTGCAGACTTTACGCCAGTACTTAGCCGTCTCCGGTCTGCCGTGTCCCTTGGGTCCGCCGTTGTGGATGCGCGCTAGTTGTTCCCACGTTGCGTTCAACGGTGCGTACTTCTTCCAGTAGCTGTGCATCACCGCTTCGGCGTAGCTTCGGTCAACGACCATCGGCCACGTTCCTTCCTTCAACGCTGGTGTAAAGCGGACGGCGTCCAACCAATAGCCATAGCTAATCTGGTACGGACCAAGCGAACGACCGCTGTCGCCCACCGCCCACGGCGTCTTCTCTCCACCGCTCTCTACTTCACGCATAGCTTTAAGCAGCTTACGGCGTCTAGAACGGACAGTTATTATCGTTGGTAGCTTCGGTATTAATCTGAAGAATCGTCTTATCATTTTCGTTTAACCTTCCTGTGTCTTGTTCATAATAAAGCGTCGTTGCTAACCCCGTCTCACCACTGAAACGGTTCTTCAACACACGCACTCGTGTTTGGTTGGCGTCTTCCGTCGCCTGTTGGTTTCGTTCTAATCCGATCACCATGTCGCTAAGTTGCGGTATGGCGTGAGAGCCGCGGAGGTGAGCAAGGCTTGTTATCGCTCCTTCTTCATGTCCGGTTCCCGGTGGTCGCTTGAGATGACTGACCAAGACCATACCGCATTGAGTCTCTTCGACGAGCGAACGCAGACGGGTCATGGTGTTGTCGATCAATCGACGTTCATCGTCTCCATCGAACCCACTCACTAAAATCGATAGGTGGTCGAGGAAGATCCATTTGCAGTCGAGTCCCTTGCAGAGATAGCGGATCTTGGCGAGCAGGTTGTCGGAGTCACAACTACCGAAGTGGTCGTAGGTAAAGAACCGTCCGTTCCCTACCGTCTTGTCGAACACCTCTCGTAGTTCTTCCTCCTCGACGTCGTTCTCCAGGTGTAACGGTTTATTCATATGTAACCCCATTATCCCTAGACCCGTACGTCTTACCGACTCTTCCAGCGCTATGTAACCGATGGTCTCACCTTCGTTCAAAAGCCCTAAAGCGATCTCACGACAGAATAGTGATTTACCGATCCCCGACCCCGCGCAAACCGTCACTAACTCACCGCCTCTTAGACCGTGCGTCATGGTGTTCAGGTTTCCGTAAGGGTACGGTTTGGATTCGGTGTTCACCTCCTCGGTTATCTTCTCCCATAGCTCATCCGCTCCAACGATACCGTCAGGTCGGAAGTCTCTCGCTTCCCAACACGCTTGAACCAACTCCTTAGTCCTGTTGGCTGTAAGCATGTCGTTGGCGTCCTTGAGTGGTAGCTCTGCTATCTTCGCTCGTCCCGGCGTCAACAACATCGCGCACTCCGCGGCTCCCTTGCGACCCGGCTCGTCCATGTCGAACATGAACACGACCTCCTCGTATCGTTCCAACCAATCGAGAGCCTGGGCGACGTGCTTCTTACCGCTTCCCGCTCCGTGTGGTACGCTTACTACAGGCCACTTGTGTTCGAACGCTTGGCTCAGACTAAGAGCGTCCACTTCTCCTTCAACGACAACGACCCTTCGACCGCTGTCTCTCCACAAGTGTTGTCCGTATAGTCCGAGTAACTCACCGCGAGTAGAGAAGCTCTTGTTGGCGTAACGAATCTTCTGACCAACCAGCTTGCCGTCTCTCGATCTGTAGTTAGCTACCTGTACGTCTTCGCCACCGACCGTTGCTATCTGATAACCCCACTTACGGCAGGTCTCTTCGGTCAGGTTGCGTCGAGCTAACATCTGATACGCACCACCCGATACGAACGTTCCGTCGGGACGTCGCACCTCGATGGGTTCGTTGTTGTTTCTATTACCGGGAGTGAACTTCTCACAGCTATAACATTTACTAGAACCATTTACGTTTCTGGTGAGAGCGTCACTACTCCCGCAATCATCGCATGGTTGGTGTATCGCTGCTGGAACCAACTCTTCGGTATCACCTTGTTGCACCATTTAATTCCTTTCTTATCGCACCAAGCGGCGTAGGTAGTCTTGCTGCCTTTGCGAATCTTATTGTTAGCGTTTTGAAAGACTAAGCGAACGTCCAACTCCGGGTGCTGTTCTCGTATCAACAGATGTTTAGTCCGATCCTCCACCGTCCAGACTCCCTTTGCCTCAAGGATTACTCCGTTCAGCAAAATGAAGTCCGGCAGGTAGGTGGCGATCTTTCGATACTCGATCTGAAGCGTCTCGTAGTTGTAATCAACGTCGCATCGACGCAGTTGACTAGCTACGGTAGCTTCGAACCCGGAGCGGAACCCGTTAGAAGTTCGCTTTGAGTTCCGTTTCTTTCGTCTCCGTCTCGGCATCCAAGGTCTCTTCGAATGTTTCACCGCCTTGTTGGTAAGCTCCCTCGACGGCGGTAAAGCCGTAAGTCGTAGCGCTTCCTGATCCCGCTTGGATCGCTTCCAACTCAAGAACTTGAACGGCGTGTGGCTCAAGCGTCATACCGAAACCAAGTGAGGAGACGTACCAAAACTTAGGTCGTATCGCTAACTTGATCTTGGAACCACCTCCAATGATGACGTCCTTGTCCAACGGTTTGCCGTTACCATCGAAGCGACCCACGCTTAACGTGTATTCCGATCCGTCCTTACGCTTACCACCGGCTTTAAGCTTGCACTTCAAGATATGCTGACCTTCTTCGTCGATGCTGATAGGTGATCCATGTTGCTTCAGCTTCTTCTTACCTTGCTTGACTTGCTCGTCCGCGAACGCTTGCTCGTACAACGGTTTGACCTCTAGCTTGAAGGCGTTCCAGTCTTCCTCCGAGAGTATCAAGTCGGTGCGGTAGACGCCGTAGGCTTCGTCGTACGTCTTGTCCGGCGTGTTCAGCCACGTGTACCTGCCGATTCCAACGGGTGTAGTTATTGTTTTAGTTTTACTCATGATCTTTATCGTTCTCCTATTACTATGCAAAGAAGTAGTCGGAACCTAGTACCTCCGCTGGATCTAATGACCCGTATGGCGGTAGCTCCGGCAACTCCTTATCGGTTTGTGTTGAGACCTCTTCCCTAAATTTAAGTAGGAGGTCGGGTTGAAAAATCTTCCAGAACTGTAGACGGAGTATGCCGCCGAGTTCATCGCACTTGTTGCAGTGGGTGGCGTAGCTGTCGTGGACCATAGCCAACGAGGTGATGCCGTGTTCCCTTGCTACGTTGGTCGTCATGTGAACACCGGCGGCGTCGAGACTGTGTACGAAGTTGGGAGAGATACCGTTACCTTGGCGTCGCTTGTCCAGGTCGTTCGTTCTTTCACGCCAACGGACAAAGGTGAGCTTCTCACCCAACGTAGTTTGAATCCTGTGCGCCGTCTGTTGGACGTACCGTTGTCGTGCCTTGAACCCGGTGGGAGTCGTCCAATCGACGTGCGTATCGCTCGTTGACAACACCCGTGCTACGTCTTGCAACCACTTCATCGTCGTTGTGGGTCCGCTCAAGTCGTTGTTCATGGCGCTCCATAGCTTAGTGGTCAGGTAGGTAAGCGCTTCTCGCTGGTCGTTGTAATCAGCGAACGGGTTACGGCGTCCGTCCAGTAGCAATTCGTTAAACCATTCGCCAAGATACGCCCGACAACTGTGTCGAGTACCGCCGTATGGCTTGACCATGACCGGACGCTTGCAGGTCTTGCGATCCACGCCGAACGACAACCACGCTTGAGCTATGACGTCGCCGTTGTCCGCGTCCTTTCGCATGGCGTCGTTTACTTGGTCGGCTATGAAGGCGTACAGGTCGGCAGGTGTAGCAGTTTGCAACACGTTGGTTGCTTCCGCTCCTACCTCGTCCCGCGCTAACAGGCTAAGTATCTGTATGCCGTTGTTGGATGCGTCCATTGCGCACGGTAGACGTGTCTTGAAACCTCGACCACCACACGCCAGCATGTCTCCCCACTCGAAACAGAACGCTAGGAACTGCCACGGCTCGTCCGCTGACTGCCACCAATCGTTCGTTATGGGGTCGGTATATACCTCATGGATCTCCTTGCGTTTGGAGTGGACCCACTTAACTCGTTCGTCGAAGGTTATCTTGTCGTTACCGAAACAATTAGCGCCGTGAATAGCCAACCATCTCGTCTCTTCCTTCGCTTCCCAAACCGTCTCGCTCTCTGCAAACAACAACAAGCTCTTAGCTAAGTCGGTTCCTTGTGGCGTTAGAAAATGCGGTATCGGATAGACCCGTCCTCGAAAGTCAACTTGCGATGGGTAGTAGAAATTTTTACCGCTGAACTTATCCGCCATCCACAGCGTTTTGATTGCTTGTAACCGTTGAGAACGTAACGACAGGTTAAGCTCGTATATCTCTCCGGCTTTCCTCGACCATTCCTTCTTTACTTCAGCGTCGGTGTCAGCTTCAGGTGGCCACGGCGGACGCTCGTAATCTTCCCGTCGGGTCATCTCCCCGATCTCTTTGTTGTTGTCCCACGCCCATCGAGCGACGTTCAACACCCGGTCGTTCACCGTCCACGGCGTTCGTTGGATGTGGTTCACGGCGTCCGCCATAGGTTTCAACTCGTCGAAGTCCAACGCTCTCAAGTAGTCCATGTCGAAGCTCTTTACTAACTTGAGTTGTGGTAGAGCAGGGTCTCCGTAACCACCGAACCAAATGGACTTCCATTCAGTAGGCTGTTCCGTCATGGGTAACCATAGAGGCGACAGTATTTCTTGGTCGTCGTTGAACGCTCGTATCCAGTCGAACAGATCGTCGGTAGCGGATACGTAGTTGGTGCTTTTACGCCCTGAGCCGCGGATAGATACGAACTGTATGAAGTGAGTAGTGGCTCGTAGTAACTCCAACAACCACGTACCCATCGACACTTTCTCTTTCTTAGTCCACGTCTTGAAGCGTAACATGTTACCCTTCTTGGCCTCGCCTACTTCGTGTCGGATGAATGCGTCTCGTTGTCGGGAGTAGCTCTTGTTACCTGCTCGTTTGACGTCGCGGATGGCGTACTTGAATACCTCCGGATACGTCTCCTTCATCCAGTTCAAACGAACCTCGTCTTCCAACGCGGATGCTACCCGTATCGACGCCTTGACCACGGTTTGTCGGAGGGAGATGGAGTCCAACACGCTCTTCATTGACAGGAACGCTATGTCTTGAGGAGGTAGCTCCCATATCAACGGCATCCAAAACGGTACGGCGTGGCTGTGCTTCTTATGGTACAGGATACGCTTGCGAAGGTCGTTGATGTAGTCAGGTAACGCCGCTCGCATTAAGCGTTGTCCATAGGGAGCGTCCGCCTCACGACCACGTACCCTTGCCGATTCAACCTTCGATCTATAACGGGCAATACCCGCTTCGACCATCTCTCGGTTTAAGCTTTCTTGTCTCATCGTTTTTGAATGGGATTCGTCACAGCGAAGTCACAGCGTGACTTCCTTACCTACTACGGATAACGCCACGTCGGATAAATTGTCAACTAAGTAATTGTTATATTTGAAGGAGTTAGGTGGGTGTACTGTGACGCGATGGTTTAATGCCCGTCTTTTAAGTCCCTTGTGTTTACCAATTTCACCACGCCCGCTTGAGCTAAGCGATTGATTATACAGAGAATATATATTAACGAATATTAACATCGCGTCACAGTTCCAGTCACATTATGCCGTCTGGGTCACAAGCTCGTCACAAGTTTCGAGTGCGACACGCGCCTTCTCGAGATCCTTTGGTGCGAGGTGAGCGTAACGTAAAGTAGTGTTGATCGAACGGTGTCCGAGAAACTCCTGAACCACCCGTAAATCGACCCCTCGTTGTACTAATCTAGACGCGCACGTATGTCGTAGACAATGCGGTACGAATTGAGCGTCGTCCTTTAGACCGATCAAGTCTTTCATACGACCCCACCAGTGCGTCCAGCTATCCTGGGTGACGTCGAACGGATGCGTGTGAGTCTCGTACTCTTGTCGCTTGAACGCTTGAATCGCTCGTTCCGTCAACGGTATGGATATCGACCGTCCGTTCTTGGTGTACCC